GGTAATTTACTTTCCAGGTATTGCCGCCATCTGTAGTCTTTAAAATCATTGCAGGAGTGCCTGAGCTCATGATAGCAGCTTCTTTTGCCGAAAAAGCTTCAATATCTCTAAAATCAGATTTTTCATATCCTTTCACCTGCTGCCAATTCCACGCCTTGCCGCCATCAATAGTTATCGCGATATAGCCTTTGCTGCTGCTGATCCAGGCAACGTTATCGTCAACAACAGATAGGCCTCGAATACTAACCGGTTTATTTTGTTCAATTAATTCTATATGCTGTGCCATAGAAACAATAGGGAGTAATAGCAGAATAGTTTTGATAAAATGCAATAATTTGTTTTTGATCATAAGGCGCCTAACCGACAATGTTAATCATGCTAAGGTATCCTTTATGATGATTTTTTTGCAATAGACTTACACTTTAATGTTTATTTTATATACAGAAAAACTATATTTGCACCCTGCTTACAAGCCCGGGTGGCGAAATTGGTAAACGTTGCGGTCTCAGAAGCCGTTGAGAATTGTCTCTTGAGAGTTCGAGTCTCTCCTCGGGCACGCCAAAGCAAAATAGAAAAAGCCTCTTTTAGAGGCTTTTTCTATTTTGGTACAAAAATGTTATGCTTAATTTGTTCGAAGCAATAATCACATTTTTAGATACTTATGTATGTATTTGTCGTTTTGGGGACGGAGAAATAAAGAAGTCACTTTTAATATTTTTTCAGCGTAGCCAATTGTAGTATCTTGCGGCACTTAATAAATTTAACCTATTGTTGATCTAAACCATTCATGAAAAAAACTTTTCTGAAAGTTATTCTTGTGCTTGTTTCGTTTGCCTTAATTACTTCTTGCAGCAAAAAGGACGACAAGAATTCATCGCCACAAAATGTTGTAACGCTCGATTCAAAATCAATTTCATTGCATTATGACGAGAGTCATCAGTTTTCTTTAATCGGAAATGGAAATACCGTTATATCATCTTATAATTGGGTATCAACTGATGTTACCGTCGGTATAGTAGATCAAACCGGAAAGTTTGCCGCGCAAAAAATCGGAACAACAACTATTAAAGCTGTTAAAGGTAATGATGTAATTGAATCCCAGGTGACTGTTCTGCCTTATAGCAATATCTGCAAGGAGCCTTATTGGAACTTCAGCGACAATATGCCGGCAACCAAGTCAAAAGAATCCAGAGCCTTGGTCGGTCAGACGTCTACTATTCTTACTTATTCCGGCGAAAATGAAAAGGTAAGAAATGTCATGTATATATATGACGCTAACAGTAAAATGAGCAGTGCCGCAATATTACTTGCTAATACAACAGCGGTTATCACGAAAGTGCGAGTTTTTTTAAGGAGCGATATGCTTATAGTGGTTTAGATAGTAACATTTATTTTTATAGCGATAATAAAAACGTGATAATCGGAGTAACGGTAGATCCTATATTAGGCTTTGTTGCTATATATATTCCATATTCTACTTCAAAAGTAAATGCGATAAACACTGAGACAATTCTGGATATTGTAAAAGGCGTAAGAAAAGTTCAATAGGAAGGAGCGTAATAGCAGAAAAAAAAGTAGCTTAGCCTCCCAATTGCAAATATGAAATATCAAGTTACTTGATATTTCATATTCATTTAAGGCCCGGGTGGCGAAATTGGTAGACGCACCATCTTGAGGGGGTGGCATTCGTAAGGATGTACGAGTTCGAATCTCGTTCCGGGCACACTGCTTAAAACCGTAATAATTTTCTCTTCAGGATAAAAAATCCGACCACTACGGCGATAAGTAAGATAATAACCCAGACAATAGTAGCTTTTAGATTCCCCATAATATTCGTTGAGCCACGATCGTCCGCTACATGATTACTGGCTGAATCATGTTGAATAGTTATTTTCTTGAGTGTATTTAATTGAGAGTTATCAGTTTTGAAAATGTTGTTTTGTGTTAGGCTTTTTTGATGATAATGCGCCTTGACGGTTTTTACTTTAGGCGATGCCTTAAAGCCGACGCTTAGACCGGCTTTATCTTTCGTAAAGCCAATTATTAAATCATCGTTCTCAAAGCTTCCGATAGAATCTTTAAGATTAAAGGTACCAAATAACGGTTTACCGGTTATTGAAATGGTAGTATCTAGATCAATATTAGTTGTGGTGACCGATTTGTCAATGCTTAATAAATCCCTCATCCCGATACTATCATTATCTTCCTGCAACTTAGTTGATGTTTGGATGGCATCTGAAATATGTGTTTTTTTTGAGCATGAAGTGAGGATAATACAAAGTATTGTAATTAAATAAAATTTCATTTGATAAATCTTGCTACGGCATAGATCTGCCTGGTTAATCGTATTTTGCGATACACACCATCACCTTCCCGGCTACCGGCTTGGTTAGTGTTACCTTCGACGGTGTGTACCTGTGTTGAGGTCCACTTATCTATAAAACCGGTGTGAGCAATTCTTTTTTTGTTGGGGAAATAAATTCCGAAGATGTCGGCTCGGGTAGGGGTGATATTGTGATTTGAATTTCGTGTCCAGACAGTGTTTTTTTGTTGAAATAGATCGGGACAAAAGCCACTTCTGGGATTTGTAACATTATTTTTCCCGTAAACCCAACAGACAAATGAAGCGCACCAGGGTTCTCCTTTAGGCAAACCGCAGTAGCGAAGGTAAGTTTCAACGGCTTTGCCATCATTGTTGCCCGTTAATTCTCGAACACCAATTTTCGAAGTATAAGTTAATGCTACTTTATTGCGGATAATTGTATTGCTGGTATAGCTTGATTGAGCATAACTAACACCAACACAATAAAGCAGTAGATGAATAAAGACGTAGTTACTTTTTGCCATGATGTTAGGGATTTAAAAGCTGTGCCAAATTCGGTTTCAAAGAAATAGCGTAGATCAGGCCATATCACCTTAAGCATTAACCAGGACACTGAGCAAAAAATAGACAGACTAATTATAGAGGTAATATTTACTTGCAAAACGCCGACATCGAAAGTTCCGGCAGTTGGATCGTAACACCTTAAAAGAAAAGGAGACACAAGGAAAAGAAGAATGGCGGCTGTCAATAAAATGTATTCGCCATGATGCAATGATATTTCAGTTAGAAGGTTCCAGCTATTTATCAGCCAGTTTTTCAGCTTGTTCATAAATTGTCAATTTGTTTTTTAATAAGGTGATTTCAATACCCATATGATTAATTTTCTTGTTCAATTCACGTTCGCGCGAATTTTGCGCGCGGATGATTTTTAGATACTCGGCTTCCTTTTGTTGCAGCGTTAATATTTGTTGTGCTTGTATCTCTGATTGCATTTTTAGGTCGTTAAGTATTTTGCTATACATCTCAATCTCAGTAAATTTTGCCTGAGTTTCAGCAAGTAAAGTTTCTGCTTTGATTTTCCGCCGGGTTGCAATTACAGTAATAGTCATACCAAACCCTACCGAAGTAAGGATTGATATGATTATCATAAGGTTAGAAGATCCTATAGTCATGAGCATCGGATTGTTTTATTATACCGGCTCAATATCAATGATTGGTTCCATCACAAATCCGGCGAATATTTCGATTTGCTCTTCAGCCAAGTCAGCAGGCAGATCTCGGAGTATATGAGGTGTGATAGGATAGTCTTTCTCCACATTGTACAAGTCCTTAGATTCGTTTTTACGCTTAATTGCGGCTTCCTTGGTATATTTATAATCAATGATCGCACCGCTGACCTCGTTTTTAACGTGCACCAAATTGCCTTTTTCATCTACAGACGCATTGTTGATGGCAATGTCCTGTAAGGTGCTGTTATAAGCCTCCAGTACGGGCTCACACTGTTTTTGCACTTTTTTAAGTGCGTAATTCAACTTAGTGTCGGCTGTGTTTTTTTGCAAATAATAAGTAGCTAATTGGTTGAATTGATCGATACTTTTAATAGTTGTTTTCATTTGTTTTATTTATGGTATTTTAATTAATATCCTCCGTTATCTACTGTATAATAATAAACGGTTGATGCGGTTGTTGCTCCAGTATACATACTATAAGTATTGGCGCCCAAAGAAGAAACATACCAGCCCAATGTTTGCGCCGAAGATGAAAGAGCACTGACAACAGGTACACAACTATGTGGATAAGCAAAACCTCCGGACATTGTCACGGTTATTGCCATATTGCTTGGAGACGTTCCCGTCGTTATTTGTATGATTTGCTTTTGATTGCTGCCACTAATATTTATGGTAGCACCTGTACCCGCGCCGGTAACTGAAATAGTTGGCGTTGCGGATGTAGAGTATATTAAGCCGGTAAAAGCTCCGTTACCATTGACCTGTAGGGCGTTTACTCCGTCATCTGTTAGAGTATTAAGCAGCGTTCTACCTGAAAAATAATTTAACCCACCATCCGAATAAATGGCATACGGTATTGAAGTACCAGTACTTACAGCTTTTGCATAAATAGCTCTTGTTATAGCTGTGCCGGCTGTTAATAGGTTATTATTTTCAGCATAAAACAGGCCGCCTGTAACATTTGTGCCATTTTGATTAATGGCCGGAGTACTCTCCTGATTAACAGCTCCACCGTATACGCCCACGGCATTGGATGTATTAGTCGAAGTAGACTGGCCTACTTTTGCAACAAAGCCCCCGCCCATGATTGAAACGCCAAGCCCCGGACTAAATACATAATTATTACCTTGCATCATCTTGGCATAACTGTCGAAATTAAGATAGCTTGTTGTGCCATTATTAAATGTTGGTTCTGTAGCTGTCCAATTGGCAACCGATAAAACAGATTTATTGGTTATAATTGTACCGCCTGTTCCGGTTTGCCAAATTCTTGTGCCCGAACCATTAGCTTGAAATCCCCATCCGTCAGTAACAACATTAGCCCTTACTGTCAAGTCCGCAAAAGTACGCGAACTGACACTCCAGGATGCTGCAGTCGTGCCCGACGTTGATATACAGGTAAACACTATAGTTTGTCCAGCGGCCAATAGATACACCAAGTTGCCCCCCGATGAATTTACGGGCATAACATAGTTTGCTGCTGTAATTTCAAGCTGAAATCCAACAGATAGTGTGCTTACCACGGGCAGTATTACAGTACAGCTTGCACCATTAATATTTTGCCTAAATGCGCTTACCCTTGTTAAAGTATAGGTATTGCTGTTACCTACGCTATTAGCATAACTGGCTACAAAATTGAGTGCGAAAATATTACCGTTAAATGCAAAATCGCCGCCGCTTGCGAATTGTAAGTTAGTACCTGATTTCCATATCCTATAATTACTTGAAACACCCTTGTCGAAATCTAAATAAGCTCCCGATGGCATCGTAAAGGAGCTATAACTTGCTATATAACTGGATGCTTCTATACTACCTCCTGCACCCATTGCTCCGGGAATACTAAATGTAGTACCACCCTTATCAACATAAAACAAGTTAGCGCCTATAGTATTATCTCTTAAAGCAAAGCCGGCCCCTCTGCCAGGGATGCTTGGTAAAAGTTGATAAACATTAGTGTTTGATGCAGTAGATTGAATAGTAAGTCCATATGCACTATTGGGAGCATTTATTATTATATTCCCCGCCGGGCTATTTGCAATCGTATAGTTACCTATTGCGTCAACAGTATGCGAAACATAATGCGTGGCATCGTAGTTCAATCTAAACTGCTCGGTGGTTAAAGTCGTTGATATTTTACCCGCGCCGACTATAGCGCCGCCAAAAGTTGCCGAAGCATCATTATTCAATGTTAGCGCTAATACTTGGTTAACTTCCGGATCGGTTGTATAGCCACCGTTACGCATCCTTACATAAAATCGCATCTCTGAATCCCAATTGTCAGCTGAATTATGCCTCACCAATAAAATCTTACCCAAAGCTACTGTTTGATCTGCGAAAAGAATGCCTGTACCGTAGCCTGTAGTCAAAGTGGTTTGCGATCTGTTCACCAGCACCGGATAAACGTTAGTCGATGTATTATCGGTACTATTAGCAATTAAGACATGGTTTGCGGTTGAATTATAACCTGCACCAACGCCTCGGGTGTCTGCAATGACTTTGGCAAAAGTCGGACTATTGGTAGTACTCAACCTTTGATTTTCCAGGGGCTGGTACCTCGCATCAACATAAGCCAAATCCAAACTAAACACATTTGCCGCTAACGCAATACCCAAACCATTAGTATAAGTACCTAACCCGGAGCTTTGAGCAAACGTTATATTGGTTATACCTACAGTAATCGAGCTATTGGTATTCACCCATTGATTGCCCTTTTGACTACCACCCTCGATAATTATAGCCAGTCGCGTTATCTTAGTACCTGTGTCGGCATCGGTAGCTCGTATCCACGTACCGGTACTTGTAATATAAATGCCGTTTTGCGTTTGGTCGGTTTGATTTTTAACAAAGACGCGTGATGACGAGGTGGTCACACCGTCTACGGTTTGTTCGCCCGACAGCGGTATGTTTGTAGTTGTCGCAGCATCCGCGCCCACCCAAATAACACCGGTAATAATATTGTCGACGTAATTTTTGGTTATAAAGGATGTTGAGCTAAATGCTGAAAAGGTAGATTGGATATCGCCGGTTACCGTACCGCCTGATTGCTGCAGCCAGCGGGCGTCACCTAGGCTATTGTAATCCGTAATGCCGTATCCGCTGATAGTAGTAGGCGCGCCGGTTATTTTATTCCAAGTTAATGAGTTTATCCACGATGGATTACTGTAACTTCCTCCAAGTTTTACATATAGCGTGTCGAAATCGAACCATTCTATATCGTAATCAGTGTCACTGTTTTTAATCAAAGCTTGCCCGACGGTGCCGCCAGGTGAAACGCCTGGTGGTATTAATGAAACACCGTCACCCCAGTCGCCGTTATTTTTTGGGCCGAAAAAATTGTAATTGCTCGTGTTAATATAAAAATCGCCATTAACACCAGTTGTTAAATTTGATGGATTACCGACGCCATTTAAAACACTAAAACCATTTGTTCCGTTGGTGCCATTTGTGCCGGCAGGCCCTTGCGGCCCCTGAGGCCCGGTTTGCATAGAGAATGCCTGGCTCCAGCTACCCGCCGATTTCTTATAAAAAACGCCGGTCCCGGTATTGATATAAGTATCGCCATTGTTGCCTGTCGATGCCCCCGGTACTCCCAAACCATATAGCACTGTAGTATCCGTTTGGGTGTTGTTTGAAGGCAGACTATAAACCACCGACCATGTGCCAGATATTTTTTGAGCAAATGAGCCGGTGGTTGTATTGATAAACAGATCGCCGTTTTTACCTGACGTATTTTGAGGCAGTACGGTACCGAATGAAATATTTGCCCCAACGTTCAGGTTACTCCCTAAAAACTGTAATAGCGTCGAAAATGCGAATCTATAATCCGTATCGCCGCTTACTAGTACCGAAACATCAGTCTGATTGATGACTGTTGTTTCGGTTAATTCGCTTATTTTTTTGTCTGACATTATATTTCTATTAGCGGTAAATAATTGGTTTGATTATAACTGCCGCCGGGGTAGTTAAAGTTGGTTTTGTCAACGCCGCGAATACGCGGACCTGGCTGCCGGGCATTTTTATTCTTAATGCTAAATCGCCATAGCGGAAAATCTGTCTGATGATCCCACAGAAACTTTTCGACTTCATTAGCGTGTGCATTGGCTACGCTACGCTGCTGTTGTACCAGTTTTGTAATATATTGTGGTGCCGCGGGTATGCTACTATCGAGTGATTTGATGACCGGTCCGCTTGATGTATAACGTATCGCATCCGCTTCTATAAACCGCGCGAAAGCGAAATAAAGCAGAGTCGGAAGTAAACCTTCGTAAAGCACTATATAACCGTGCTGATCCAGGTATTCGCTGCCATTCAACAGATCTTTGTAGGATTGTGGAGCGTCGTCCTTAATGGTTCCATCATCATTAAAATGTTTGATAAAATCGTAATACAAGGCATATCCTAGAAAGGGTTTTAAATCAAGGTCCTGCGCTTTGTTGACGAACACTTTAAGGCGCTCGGGCTTGATGTTTAAAGAAATGTCTTCGTATCGCTGAAAGGTAGTTTGATCAATTAAAATTGGATTCATAATGTTTAGTTTAAAGTTTCAGCCGATACCATTTCTTCTGCTTCTTGTCGCTTGAAGCCGTAAGCGTAAACTAGAATAGCTATCTTATTTGCTGACGACAGGTCGGACAGTAACAGTTGATTAATGCTTCGTCCAGCCAGCATGCCAGCAGTATCGTCTGCTACTGTAGCAGGAATAGGGATAATGTTCCAGTTCCCGGAAGGGTTGACATCGACATAAAACTTGTCAAAGATTTCTGCAAACACATCGGCTATCTCCGAGCGATCTGCTGCAGTGTTATCATTAAACTCGCGGATAGCTTCCTTTTTCTCGCTGCCGTTACTTAAGCCTGATGACTTTTCAGCATTGATCAATTCCTTTGGAACCGAAAAGCCTTTAATAATACGGGCTTCGACAGATCGCTCGGTTGTCTCAAAAAGTTTATCGTTATTTTGAATGGTATAAGGCTTAAATTCAGGTTTCTGACTTTCGTCCTCATACTCGATCACAATGATCTTTTGCGCGCTTTTGGTTCCCTGAAATTCGCCCAGGTCTTTTTCCAGTTGCGACGGCTGATTGATAAAGGTTTGCTCACCCTCATCCGGTCGACTGTTATCTGCTTCCTCGCGACGCGATTGCATGAACAGCATTGTGGACGGTAGGAAGCCCGTGGTTACCTCCCGATTATTGAAGATCTTAATGCCGGCTTCGGTTTCAAAATCTTCCCATACACTATCGGCTTCTATTAGCGGATAATCATCAATTTCAGGGTTGAAATAATAGAGCTGCCCCTTGTATTTTTCCCATCCGCCCGCTGTATCTACCTGCCGTTGAATGGCCTTCGGATCGGGATTATATTTGTCCAGGAAGATAATCTTGTTGCGCATGATGTTCTTCCAGGTTTTACGCCCCCAATCGTTATATAAAGCAAATTTGTCGGCGGTATCCGGGCTGTCTGTGTCACCCATGCGTATGTCTTCAAACTTTACATAGTTTACCGACGATATCTGGTAGTTGGCATTATAATTTACATGGATACCAAAGCCGGTAAATAAGGCCTTGTCAGTAGCAATAGCTTTTAATAGCTTGGCAATGGTCAGTCCTTTAGGATTGATCACTTGCCTACCCAGGTCTTTGTCTTCAAACCCGTTACCCGCAATAAATTTGGCGCGTTTGTTCCAGCAATCTTTTGCCGTTGGCGACCCGGCTACCAGCTCCAGCATACGTTGCGGATAGGCGTTATCCAGATCATAGTTAAGGATGCCAAAAGTTTGATTCGGACGAACTAATATTCTGCGTTCTATTTGTGGTAAATAGGTTTTCATTTGCCCTCCTCGCTTTGGTTTTGATTTATTGGGGACGATTGGCGATCCGGCAATAGCTCAAATAAGGTTTTGATATGCGGATATCTTTTCAGGTACCACAAGGCTTCTTTATCTGTCAGTGTATCATTATCATGCACTGCGGCTGATCCCGGCGCAAACTGGTGTTTGCCTGGTTTAAGTATATATTTCTTTTTATTCATAAATCATGGTTAACGGTTCATGGATGGATCATGGTTGTGGCCATTGGTCAATTAGCCATTAAATCAATGAACCATCAACCATGAAGGGTTTGTTAGGCAACCAAAGCCTCAATTGCAGCAAGCGTGCTTGCATAAGTAGCCGAGCCGCTTGTGGGCGCAATAGACACCGCTCTCGGGGGATAAGGTTCTTTCAACTTGTCTGGGTTGGTTAGTTTTAATTTGTAACCGCCCTCTACAGTTTCGTCGGCAGCATTACGTTCAGCATCAGTCAGAATCAAACCGTTGGCGGCACCAAATAGCTCGATAGCCGAGTCGCTTGATTTATAGTTGTTGATCACAATGGCGCGAACACGGCCATAGCCCATAGCCATCAGTTGGGTTTTAACGTCGACAGATAAACCGGCGATGTTAAAGTCAATTTCTTCTGTATAACGTGGTCCAACCTGGGTTTTTGCCAGTTTTGAGGTAGCGTTGAAGCTGTTGTTGGTGCCTTCAAATTTGTAAACCTTGGCGGTGTTAACGGCTGTAAGGCCGGTAATAATTAAAGGATTGGTGATATCGTAAGTTAAGGTGATATCGTCTTCGTTGAAAATGTAAATCACATCTTCGATACCCGAAGTAACCGGCTGACCGGCGCTCAGGCTAAAGCCGGCGTTTATTTTATTATAAATTGGCATGTGTAATAATTAAATGAGTGATTGAGTGAATTAGTGATTGAGTGAATGTTTTTATTTTGTGGTCGATCTATGAGTTAAATTCACTCATTTGCTCAACCACTCATTCACTCATTAAAACTTAAGCTGACAAGTAAAACAGCTCGTTAGCGAATTTAAAGTTTACTGCCGCTTTCATACGTGCTTTCATGCGTACCACATCGTCGTTGGTGTATGGTTTCATGTATACGGTTGACAGTTCAGAAGCATCGCCTAACAGATCGACACCCAGGAACAGGTTTGATGCGCGGGCACCTAAAATTGTATTGGCCTGCCAGTGGTTCATCAGTTGCAGCGGAACACCCAGATAGTCCATCTTCTTGCTATCGCTAAAGGCGTTAAGTACATTTACTGCTTTGTTGGCCTGCGCCTGAGCGTACGCATAGCCAACGTGTAAAGGTATCTGCAGATTAAAGTCATCCTGACTTCTGTCGGCCGGGTCAAGCTGGGCATAAACGCCGGTCAGTACGTCCAATACGTTAGTGGCATTGATGTAGCTTACTGTTGCTGCCGATGCCGAGCCTGTAAAGGTTGCCGGTTTACGGGTATTGATTTCGTTGTAATTACGTACCAGTTTAAAGGTAGTAGCGCTGGCCACTTGGATAAAATACGACTGGCCCTGTACATCAATACCGCTGCCACCATTGGTGGTGTCCTTGATAGTACCGGTTACGCCGGTGATGGTTACTACGTCGCCATCTGATAGGGTAGAGGTGCTGGTAACGGTAACTATGCCGCTTGCACTGATAGCTGATGCCGACATTGAGGTGGACGGTTTACCCAGGCCTACTTTGTAAACGCCACTCGCTGCCGATATCGTCGGTAATAAACCGTCAAACGCTGCTGTGAATGACGCCTCTTTGGTTGCCGATTTACCTAACCAGTACAGACGCTCGTTTGCTATCTGGATTTTAGTTAAATAACGCTGTACCATGAAATCAGAAAGGTCAACCACGCCTTCATAATCCATAAAGGCGCCGGGTTTCAGGCTTTGGGCCTCCCAGGCTTGGGCCAGTTTATCCCATTGTTCTTGTTTCATGAACTCGTAAACTACCGGATCAAGGTAGCTTTCGGTTTGTTGCGCAGTGGTGCCCTGATCGTTGAATAAGCCTGATGGATCTTGCAGAACCACATCGTCATCGACATCAAGAATTACCTTGCGCGATTTTACGTCATTTATAACCGTCAATAAGCCACGCTTTACTGAATCAGCCTCAAGCAGCGTGCTGGCCATAAATCCTGCCAGCGCTTCGCCGGCATAAGTGTTGTTTGTGAATGTAAATTGAGCCATATAATTATGCCCCCCAACCCCCTAAAGGGGGAGCTTTTGATTAATAGGTTTACTTTATAGGGATGAGTTATAAGTGATATTTGTAATAAGGGATAATCATCTCCCTTTAGGAGGTTAGCGAGCTACTGCGCGTTTAACTGCATTTTGAGCCAGCGTAGTTTGCGGAGCGAAGAAAGGGGGAGACTCAACTTTGGCTTTATTGCTACGTTTTGAACCTTCAGGAGTAAAGGTTGATTTAATTTCGTTGCGCACCTGTTCATTGGTTTTTCTCAGGCGCTCATTGGCAGTTTCCAGGGCTTCACGGGCTTCAGTTAACAGCTGGTTTTGTGCA